CCATCATGTGGCAGGGCACTACACTCAGCTATTTTCGAATCCAGTAATTTATGGGCTGCCACAAAGGAAACAAGTCGTGCGCTATCCCCGTGCTGAGGGACAAAGAGCGCGTTTATTCTAGCCGGTGCAAAGCTCCGCGCGGGGGTGTGAAGACGGCAGGCGCACCGGAATACGTTCTCGTGGTCAAAAATCTACCTGACCCGAACGTGACAAACTAGCAGGAAACAGAGACTATTCTTATGATGAAAATTGACCAGAGCTTAGCAATGGGTGAACCTACTGGACCGGCAACCCCTATCGGAATGCGTGACGAAGCAGAAACTTCTTTTCCGACGTTCCATTATGAGGGCGACGAAGAGTTGAAAATCCCGGCGCACGGCACTATGCTCGTTCACTACCGCGTTACGCGGGTGGTGGAGACCACCACAGCCGCCGGTGAGCACTACGCGTGCGACGTGCAACTCAAGCGGATAATTTCTGCGGAGCCGGAAATCGAGCCCCCCGCAAAGAGCTACAATGAGGCGGGCGACGCACTTGACCGGCTCGCTGCTGAGCACATGGCGGAAGACGACGAGGACGACAAGGAGAACGATTAATGTTTCGCGTTGATGACATTTACGACGAGGCCAAAAAAATCATTGGTGTCTGCGACGACACCAAACTTTTCCGCTGGTGCGGCGACGCGGTCACCCTGATTTCGAATAAGGCCGACCTGGAAGGCTGGAAAGGCTTCATCGACATTTGCTCCGCCGGTTGCAGCGGGTGCGACAAAATCGGCAGCATTTGCAACAATCCCTCCGGCTGCGGGCGGCGCTGCATCACGCTTCCTCGGGAAGTGGAAATGGTTATCGGCGTGAACATCGGCGGGCAGCCCGTGCTTGGCATGGCTCAGCTTTTCGAGTTCCATTTGAACGGTCCTGGAAGCTGCAAAACAATCTGCGAGTGGAAGTGGATGGACCAGGGCGGCTACCATTTTACTTTTCGTGACCTTGTGCATCCGGCGCAACTCGTCGCGTATCTCCAGACGCCGGAAGACAACGGCAAAACTTTCATAGTTTACGGGTTCGATAGCAAGGGCAATGTCCTGCGCCACACGGAGGGCGGACAGGTAATGAACGGCTATCGGGTCCCAACGATTTACGGAGTAGCGGTCCCGGACCTGGGCGCGCCGGAGATTGCGCGCATCACCGGAATTTTCAAAGATAGGACTGTTGGCAACGTGCGGCTCTCAACCACGGACGACAGCGGCACCACCGGAACCCTCCTGGGAATTTACGAGCCGGACGAACAGAACCCGCAGTATCGGCGGATTCAACTCAACCGCTCTTGCAACTGGGCGCGCATCGCCTACCGCAAGACCAATCCAGTTTTCTTCAGTCGCTTCGACCACATTGCCCTGAAAAGCCGCGTCGCTTTCCTTCTCGCAATGCAGGCGCGCAAACACTACGCCGACCTTCAGATTGCCGACGCGCACGCCTACGAGGCGGACGCTGCCCGGCTGGAAATTGAAGCGCAGCAAATGAGTGAGCCGCCGTTATTCATGCCGGTGCAGGTCATCGACATGAGCAACCCGCGAGACAAATACGACTACGACATAAGGTAATGGGAGAAGCAGGCTCACGAATTCTCGACTATGACGGCACGTTCTTCCTGGGCGTGGACTCGTCCAATGACCCGTCGCAGTGCCGCATAGGCGCGTGCTGGACGGCGCTGAACATGATTAACCTGGGCGGGCAACTCTCCTGCCGCCCTGGGCATCGTTGCATCGTCCAACTCCCGGACGGCAACCTTCAGGGGGCCGCTGTTTTCAAACCGCAGGAGGGCCTGGAGCAGATGGTCGTCGCCGTGGACGGACAAGTCTACGTCGCCCTGTGGCCCTTCAATCAGTTTCACCTGCTCACGAACGTTCTTTTTTCTCCGACCGCGAAGCAGATTTTTTGGGCGCTCACCACTCAGGCGGCAGAGCGTTTAAACGAGGACTTCTCCTCGGCTATTAAGGTCATCCCGCCCAAGTCCGTTTTGATTATGCAGGACGGCGGCTTCACCGCGCCCGCTTGGTATGATGGCTCGAACTCCGGCCACATTCGCGACCACGCTTTCGACACTCCCGCCGGTGGGCCGATGGTTTGGGTAGGAAATCGTCTTTGGGTCTCCGTGAATAATTCGGTTCAGGCCAGCGACATTGCAAACCCGTTTAGCTTCCGAGAGCAAATTTATCTCGGCGGGCAATCTGCTTTCTACTTCGCCAGCGAAGTGACCGGGATGGTGAAAACTCCCAGCGTGGAATCGCCGCAGTTGTTGGTCTTCACTGAAGCCAATGCTTCCATCCTCCAGGCCAACATTCAGGACCGCTCGCAGTGGCCGACGACCACGAATTTTCAAGAAGAAATTTTGCAGGTGGGCTGCCTCTCGAACCGCTCGATAAAATCCCACTACGGGCAGGTCATTTGGTTTTCTCCTTCGGGCGTCGCAGTGTTTGACCCGGCCACGTCCGGCAAGCTCACGTCCCGGTTGCCAGTTCGCGACAATGAGATGATGTTCTCGAAAGTTACACTCAGCGAGGACTTGAGTCTCGTGGCGGCGGGCACCTTCGGGCAGTTTTTCGTCATGTCAGTTCCGGCGGAGGACACTTTCAATAAGCACACCTGGGTTTTGAATAACGCCTCCCTGGCGACGCTGACCGATGCCTCTGGTCCGTCGTGGGCCGGTCACTGGACAGGGACGCGCCCGGTTGAGTGGGTGTGCGGCGAAATCATGGACGCAGAGCGAGCCTTTCATGTCTCCGCCGATACGGACGGGCATAATCGACTGTGGGAATCTTTCAGGCCGGACCGGCTCGATAACGGTTGCCCGATTACCTGGGCGTTCACCACGCGCGCGCACTTCGGCCAGACCGCGCCGGTGCAGGCCAAACTGCCGGGCTCTACCTGCCGCTTGCAGTGGGTAGACGTTGCGCTGGTTGGCATCGCGGAGGACGTGGACTTAGGAGTTTTTTACGCCGGTGGAACTCGCGGCGCATTTCAGCAAGTCATGTCCCGGCGAATCTCAGTTGAAAAGGGCAGTCTGTCCTGGGACCTGGAAATGGACAGCAACACCACAATTTTTGCATTCAAGCCGCAATCTCGCACCGTCCGCACGGAGGACGCAAACCAGAAAACCGACAACGATTCTTTGAGCGCGTGCGGCATCGAGCGCGCCGACATTGACAATATCGACGACTGTTTTCAATATCTCATTGTAGGGCACGGTCCGGCCACGGTTAAATATGTCCGCTCTTTTGCACTGACTACTCCGGAAGACAAATCCGGCGCGTCCAATGCATGCGAGGACGAGACCGGGCTAAACGCGGTCCGCTACGACGGCGCAGCAGTGAAGGGAACCGACCGGGAGGAAGTCACCGCTGCTCTCGCGGACGTGCAGGAGCAGCACTTCACTTCGAACCAAACGGAGCTTGTAATTCAGGACGGATTCAGCGCTGTCGGAACTGGCTTTGCTGAGAGTATCGTCAACCAGGGAGCAGCCGACCGAGTCGCCAAAATAATCGCCACAAAACAGGCGGAGGCAGAGCTTGCGGGCGTAGTTCCGCCCACAATTTCAGCAGGAATCGACACATAAAACAATCGCCAAATGAATACTGTTTTGGACACTTTGTTTTTGCGGACGCCTCGGATTGAGTATGTCTGCCCGCCGGTCTGCGAAACCATTTTCTCCGGCTCCGGACACGCGGTCATTATCCTTGAGCCCATCGGCGGGAACAATTCCCCGACTGGATTGATTAAGCGCGGCATCGGCCATTCGTATCTGTCCTGGAACACCTATCCTGGCGCGCTCTGCTACACGATTTATTTTCAGCCTACCGTTGGGGACCAGTTCGCCATTATCAGCGAGTGCGTGCCTCCCGGAACCATCGCGCTTTGCAAGATTGGCTTTTACAAATTTGACGCCGTTCTCGCGGACGGTTCGACCACTCCGTTGAGCGACGCGTTTCACTCGGATGGCACTGGATACTCCTACTGGACGATTGACCAGTTTCCGACCGGGACGCAAATCAACATCTACCGGAGCGAAACGATTGACGGCACCTATTCTCTTGAGTTGGTGTCCAACACCGGCCTGATATTTCAGACCTGCGCGGACGGCTGCTACGCCGTCTCTGCAATTACCCTGGACGGCGAAACGCCGCTCAGCAAACCGGCCTGTAGCTGCGTGCCTCTCACGCTCTGCGAAGACGGTTTCGGCTTCAATGAGCTTATGTGCGAGTGCGTGCCCTGCACTTACCCGGACCTGCCGTGTGATAACGGTTTCGCCTGGGACGCCACGCAATGCAAATGCATCCCTGCCGGTCCTCCGGGTCCGCCGTTCGAGTTCAACATGTGCAAGGACGTTGCTGACGGATTTACTTTCGACGCGCCGGGCACCTTTGCGGCCCCTTGCACGTTTTCTCTGGTTGGCCCATTACCGGCGGGCATCGTGTTTACGCAAGATACGCCATTGAGCGCGTCCATTCACGGCACCCCGACCGAATATGGAACTTTCAATTTCGTTGTCGAAATCACGGACGCGACCGACCAGTTTCAAGAACTGAGTTACAGACTTTTCGTTGAGGGCATCAACAGCACGTCGCCTCCTCCGACTCCTGAAATCGGCGTGCCCTATTCATTCACCTGGACGGCAACCGGAGGCACCCCGCCGTATTTCTGGCAGATTGAATATTTGTCTCCACACCCGTTTGGAATTCCAGGGCTCACCTTCGACGCTTCGACGGCTACGCTTTCGGGAACTGCGACGACTCCAGGGACATATAATTTCAACGTCATCGAATGCGACAAGGACAACAACTGCTGGACTTCATGCGACGCGTGCGAACCACATTGCACCTGGGTAATTAACTCGTGCCCGAATTGGAATTCGCTGACGCCGGGTTGGTTCACTCTTGCAAGCGGAGCCGATGGCGGAGGGACATTTGGGTTCTCTCAAGTGACGCCTAACCAGCAATTCGTTTTCGCCAACATTCCTAATCCTTTCACGAGCGACGCGCAAATCGAACGGCAGTCCTCGGTGGTTGTGGGCGGCAGCGGCACCTGCAATATAAATGTCCACATCGTTCTGCACAAACAAGGGGATATTCCCACTCTTTGCGGAGGCGTGGCTATTTTCAATCCCGGACCGGGGGGTCCTGCGTTCTCGTTTAATTGGGACCCAAGCGCGCACGCCGCCGGGACCTATGATGTTCCTCTTACTCTTCCGGCTAACGGCGGAGTGCCCTATACACTTATTGTGGACGTTGGAGTTATCGCGGGCGGAGTCTGTGCCGCGCCATCAGTCGCCACTCAAACCGAAATCGAACTCGAAGCAACCTTTACAAACGTATGAGCTTAATACCTACTAGCCTGTTCATTCAGGCCGCGCCACTGCCCGCAACTTTTCGCGGCACGCCAAACGACTTCCTCG